TAATTGCTACTTGTATTGTTTGCAACATTTACATAGTATTCAGAACCTAAAGTATTGCCCGTAGGCAATAAACGCATAGCTGGTATGTATATTGTCGTGCTTGATGAATAAGCAATGTAAGCAAAAACAAAAGTTGTTCCATCAGATAAAATATTGGCATCTACGCCGTAAATGCTAGTTACACCAACAGTTGAAGTAAATGTTGTTGGAGAAACAATCGCCGATCCACTAGAGTTATACACAGCATAGCCAATAGTACTTGTTGTTGTAGTTGGATAACATATGCACCATGAACTATCACTTCTAGCGGCTATACCCCAACTGATTTGATTGAGTGAAGAAATTGTACCTGGTGAAAAAGTGATCCAGCCCCAAGAAGCTGTCCCTGTAGAACCATAACCTCTTACATAAAGTCCTGTGCTGTTACCTGCATAAGACAATAAAAATCCACCATTAGGAAGTGCAAATCCTTTAATGCCATACGCGGCTCCTCCCGATGGAACACCTTGTGTAGTATCTTGTTGAGCGGCTGTTACAACTGATCCTGCATTTGAATAGACTGCATAACAAGGATAGTAGTTTGATCCACCGCTACTGTTTAACCAGTAGACAACAAATCCACCTCCTGTTAAAGCCATCACACCAACATTTGGCGTTCCATCAACATATGTGGATGAAACTTGAGTTGCGCTTACCACTGTACTTGTAAAAGTAGAGTTAGTAATATAGAAATAAACGTAATTACTATTGTTGGGGCTTACATAAACTTGAACGATATTACCTGTATAAAAAGTAATATTACCTGATACTGTTCCAGAATTTGCCACTGACAAAGTGATCGTAGTTCCTGAAACATTGGTGACCAAAGCACCTGTTCCAATACCTGTGCCACTTACAGGTTGACCATTAGAAATGCCTGTTGCACTGGTGACTGTGATTGTAAATGCACCAGAAGTACCAGTTGATGATGTATACGCCGAAATCAAAAGAGCGGCGGCTTGATACCCCTGTGTAGAACCGCCAACTAAATTTGATGGGTTTGGATTAAAAACACTGGTTGGGGATGTTCCGCTTGTAATTGGAATATTTGCATTTAACGCGAAATTAACACTTGATGGTGCTGTAAACCCACTACCGCTTATATAATTACCATTGTTGTTATAAACCAAGTCACCTGCATTGAATCCTGTACTTGAAGGTACTTCAATGATGCTTTGTGTTACGTTTGTTGATGTTATATTGCGTGACATGATTAACCCTCGTATCCATAAATGTTGACGTTCACACCTGCGGCTGTAGCGTAGGCAACGATTAGTTTACCTGCTGTACAAACCACACCACCACGTTCCAATACACCGTTGCCAGGTATTACCGTCTGATACTCCAAATACTCACCTGCGGCTGGAGTAGACGCAGTCGAAATGGAAAGATTGATAGCGACTGGGTAACCTGTAGTGTTGGTAACTTCAATGTTAAAAGTTGAAGGCGTTGCACCCGCTGTATATACAGTGGTGTTTGTTGCCGCCGCTAACGATGCTTGACCTAGTGTTCCTGATGCCATGATAAGTCCTTAAAATTGTCCGTAAAAGTACAGCTTACCTGGAGGTGTTTGTATAGTAGATGTACTAGCCCATTGTGGGGCTCCCCCAGTTGTTGCAGCTAAATACTGTCCAGTTACACCATTAGCCAAATAAGCAGTTGTGCCTGTGGCAGATTGATATACAACTGTGTTTGCGCCCCCACCACTTAAATTTGACACAGAGCCCGCTGTTGTAGCAGAACCTGCTGTTGAGGCATAGCCAACGCTTAAACTAGCTTGATTTACATAAGACGGCGCCGCACCAGTATTAGCAGTCAATACTTGGCCCGTTGTTCCGTTAGTAAGATATGCGGTCGTGCCCGTAGCAGATTGATACACAATAGTATAAGTACCGCCACCAGCTAAGTTTGTAGCTGTTGTAGCAGCGGGTGCTGCGACCCAAGCAAAATTAGTTCCATTCCAACCTAAAACATAACCTGCTTGAGCACCTGTAGGGGCAGTAGCAAATGTGGTTGCACCTGTACCCGATTGGTAAACAATTTGATTGGCTGACCCACCAGATATATTGTTAGCTGTAGTCGCAATTGCAATGGGTGTTGTACCAATAGCCGCAACAATTTGAGCTGCCGTTGCTGCTGTATAAGGCGATGTACCATTTGCGTAAGCAAGTCCTGTAATTGTCCCAGCTTCTCCTGTACCGCCATTTACTGCGGGTAACACACCAGTCAATCCAGAAAAAGAACTTGACGCAATCTTAACAAAATCCCCAGCTACTGTATCCCAAGCAACAATACACCTTTCACCGTTGGCAACCGACACGCCTGTCGTAGGGCCAGTTGAACCACGAATAACAACAGCATAGGGCCCACCACTAGTGGCCGTTGTGTTATTGATAATCTGATAAATCTTGCTGGAGTTGGGAGCGTTGATATAACGAATAGTACTGCGGTTTCCAGTGCAATTTAGGATTGCATACTGTGCAGTAGTTGATGTGATACCTGTACCAACATAACTACCAGAAGTAAGGGTTAACGTTACATCGGCATCGGATGCAAGGTTGTTTGTACCTGCAACCGCAATATCTACATACTGCGTAATACCATTATTAACGTCGTCTCCCCAAACGCTGGTTTCTTGCCCAGTGACAGGCTCGGCCAAACTTAATAGGGCGGTATAGTTGATTGTTGCCATAGTGCTTACCCGTTAATGAGTGTCCAGTTAGGAGTTTGTGTGTCTCCAATAATTGTCCATGTAGGGGTTTGCGTTGTGTCAATCAAAGTCCACATTTCCTACTCCTATGCTATACGTAGTATAGCGGTTGTGTTGGTAACTGTTGGGAATTGAACTGTGAATGAATTGGCGCAAGTGATATCACTACCAAAGTCCAACACACAAACAGATGCATTACCTTGGTTTGAATTGTAGACCAAGGCACCCCTAGCTGTAAATGCAGCGGGGTTCCAAACTGCGTTAGCAAATGACCAATAAGCCACGGTTCCAGATGTACCTGAAGTGGGAGTTTGGCTAATCGTCAATACTTGGCCACCCGCTGTATAACCTGAACCCACTACTTCCCCAACCATACCCGAAGTATAAGATGTGGTTGTAGCATTTAAATTGGCTGCTGATGTGTACAGAGCAATATAAAACGTGTTGGGACTAGTAGGCCCAAAGTTATGCAAGCCCTGCGAAAGCTGGACTTTGAAGCTGGTGGTAGCTGTTTGAGCTATGGACATTATGAAACATCAATTCTGGTTTGTCCTGAACGGTATGCGTCACGACGCTCCATACCATCTCCAAGACGTTTAGCCAATGCCAAAGCTTCCGTATACTTTTGGTTGTATATGGTGAACATATCTTGCTCACCCTTCATGAATGTATAAGCCTCAACCAAAGAGCCATAAAGAAGCACGGTATCAAAATTATTACCCAGCCAAGATGTACCATCTGAAGTGGTTGTAATAGACTGTGGGTAATAGTAATAATGCAATTCTGTTGTGTACGAAGTATCAGGCGTTGGGCCAAGAATAAGGCTCAAGTTTGTAGTCACTGTTCCACTGGTTACTGTCGGCCCAAACAAAGCATAATACTTAGGCGTACCATAAGCGATTGGGTCTGAATAAGCCTCACGGATGTAGTTCACATCTTTATTTAGCAAATAAAGATAATTACCTTGAAAACTAATTGTGCCAGAAACTGCACCACTATTAGGTACAGACAAAGTAACAAGCGTACCCGAAACCCCAATCACAATTGCACCGGCTCCAATCCCAGTACCCAAAGCATACATGCCCACAGCCACAGCGGTTGTTGGGGTAGAAGTTAGTGTGATTGAGAATGTAGCCGCAGTGCCCGTCGCCGTTGCAGAAGTGGTTTGGTAGATGGCCAAGGAATACGGTGCAAGAAAATCAGTCGGCGCAGCCAAGTATTGGTTATTCGCCGTGATCGTACCCGTCACATTTTTACGTAATGACGGAAACTGAACCGAGTTATAAATACGTTGCTCAGCTTGTTCGACAAAAATAGGAATATCCGCTACGAATGTAGACTCGTAGTTTTGCGTGTAATCCTGTATTGCCTGTTTAAGCTGGGTGTAATTCATGCCATCGGGCCTCTAGACATTTTGCCTTTGGTAGCTGCACCTGTACCACGCATCTGAATACCTGACGTTTTTATGGGTGGGTACTCATTGCTGCGGCTGTTTGCTACAGATACGTTAGCATTACGTAGATACTCTTCGTTGCTGTTTACACCTGCATGAACATTTACAACATCCACAGGTTTGTCATCCATGGTATGGGGCTTAGCATAAACGTCTGCTGGAGCATTGAATTTTTTAGTCTGTTTTTCAATAGCAGGGCTATTTTTTGTGGTTGGTTTGACAAGAGTTGCCATGTTAGCCACCTCTGCCAGAAGAACGCTGGTTCATGACCTTGGCCATGTTGCGTCCATACTTCATCATTTGCTCGCTGGTCTTACCGCCAGCAGCCATCTTATGAATCTTGCCGCCTTTTTTGAGCTTACTCAAATCAGTATGCTTGCCGGGATGCTCTTGTTTATCGTGCATGGCAAAAGCTTTTTTAATCATTTTTTTGTCTTGTTTGACATCATCATCTTTCATCTTACGCTCCTATGTTACGGCTACCGTTACTGTACCAACTTGTACCGATGGAATCAAATCATTTTCCGTCAACGGCACATCAAAATTGCGAGAACCCCCAACAGGATTCCAACCCCACTGGAAAACCCTACTACCCTCACCCGTGCTGCCATCTGCCAATAACCCAGAAGCTACATAGCTTCTGTCTGGTCTTGGGTTGCGAAGACCTTGTGGGTCATCGACGGGATACATACCCAACTGCAACTGCGGATGATCTGGGTCCCAACATTGTGGGCACACTAACAACTGATACAGCTTGGTCTTGATCACTTCCATTTTAAGCTGAGTCAACTTAAAACGAAACCCACACCGATCACATTCGGCGATTGCATTCTTACCAGAAGCAAATCTGTTGCCCATTAGTAAGTAGACCCAATGTACATTTGACGGGGTACAAAACGTATTGCCGCTTTTTCATGATCTTCTTGTGCTGCCAGTTCCCATGCCTCATCGTATTGAGCTTTAAGAATTGGTAAGCGTTGCATGTCTGATGATTTGCCACCCAAATAGTACGCAAGGCCAGCAATCATGCAAGGAATGAATCTAAACGGCACATCCATGACGTTTACACCGCCACCTGCATCCTGCGTCCTACGCATTCTCCAATACACAAACTGATAAGGCTGAGCATTATCAGGGGTAGGCCATACGGTGATGGACGGCAAGTTTTGGTAGCTAACCAACGCACCCACACTGTGTGCTGCGGCAGTTGTATTGTTTTGTGCTCTAAAGCAATTGCCCAATTGATTACCGCTTACATAGCTGTAAAAAATGGTTTCACTGTCGATCTGGATGAACCCAGTATTGGGTAGCCCAACTACTGAGGTCAATGTTATGGTTGTGTCGGTTGCGCCAATCGCAGAAGCCAACAAAGCTGAAGTTGGAGCAGTCATGCTATCCAAGCGTTGAATCCACACTTGAATGGGTCGGCCTTGTTGAATCTTATTAGGCAACGTGGCATAGGTAGAAACACTAATACGCGTAATGGTCAAGTCAGCTTGATTGCTTGAACTGTTTGGTTGTGTCCTGATTACATGCTCCAACAAATCCACTGTATCCGCAGGGAGCGCATAGGTGGTTTGCCCTTGGACTAAGTTAATAACACCTGAGTCCATTGTCCACATATTGATACCACGATTGGCCCAATCTGCGAACATAATATTGAGGCTACGACGCGCACTGCGCAAATCGTAGCCCGTGCGAATCTCTGAACCAATACGCTCAAATGCTTCCTCAACAATTTCGGTGAGGTCTAAATTAAACGTTGCTGACCCAGATGTATTTGCCATGTTATTCAGCCACAGGAGTTTCAACAACAGGAGCAGGTTCTTCGGCTACAGGAGTTTCAACAACAGGTTCAGACTCCACAACGGGCGTAGGTGCTGGCTCAGACTCCACTACCTCCGCAGGTGCTTCAACGGCAACAACAGGCGCTGGAAGAAAGCTTTCTAAACCATTAATGATGTCCAAAAGTCTATCTTCAACGTGACCATTTGCCATGAGTTGATGCGTTGCTCTAGTATCTAATTCATTGATCAAATACTCAAGATTATTTTGAAGAAAATCAGGTAGGCTCATTTTGCTGCTCTCATATTGTCAATTAAATTAGGATAAGGCCTACCCGCTTTTTTAGCCGCTGCTTTGGCTTTGGCTTTCTTAGCAGAGCTA